GCATAATCATTAAATGGTGCTGCAACAGTAACATCTGATCTTTGTTGTAAAGGTGCATTACCATATTGATCTTCTCTATCGTTTCTTTCAAGTCTTTCTAAAGCTGTAGCATACATTTGCTGCCATTGTTGAATAAGTCTTGGTTCTACACCACCTAAAAAGTTAGCAGAATGATATAGAGAACCATATAAATAAATAGCAGGATGACTTGCTAAAATAAAATTAGATGTATTACTAACTGATAAAGGATCAAACTCTTTGTAAAAATTTAAAGTTGCTGTGTATGTACTAGCAGGTTTTGGTGCGAATCTAAAATTTTCGCCAATAATTGTGTAAGTTGATGGTTGACCGGTAACACTTGACCCTCTGATTTGATCCATTTGTGCAGGTGTAATGTATTGTAAAGAATGCTTACTACCACCATCTGTAATAAAGAAATCTCTTACTTGTAAAAATCCTGTTGGTAAAGCTACTGTTTCTGCATTGATAGAAAAAGAACTATCTGTTGAAACCATTTGTCTTATTCTTAATTTAGAATTAAAATCTTTTTCTGCAAGAACGATAAAATCTTCTATCTCTGTAGTAAGGTCTGATCTGTTTAACCAATTTGCTATTGATGTTTTCAAAGCTGAATAACTATTTAATGCCATTATAAATTTCCTTCTGCTGTTTTGAAATATCTAAATTCACTACTATTTAGTTTTTTCTTTAATATATTTTTTTGAACCTCTTTTGGTAGTCCAAACCAATTACTATCACCATTGTATTCTTTTGCCCATACAGATAATGCTATAGTTGGTATTGAAGCTACTCTTTTAAGTTCTCTTGATTTTGAGTAACCATCGTTATGATTATATAAAGTTTTATTATGTTGTAGATGTGGATTAATATTTACTTTTTCATTAATGATTATTTTATTTTCTGTATCATCTTTTGAATATACAGTTTGTTTTAAACCTTCATTAACAATATCTTTCATCTACCTTGTCCTCTATATTTTTTTCTTCTTGGTATTCTTTTACTTATGTTTTTTGTATGCCTACCAGGTCTTTTTTTCCTAGTTCGTTTTACATAATTAGAAACACCAAAGAGAGGTCTTTTCTTAGCCACTAAGCACTCATTTCAGTAACTGAAACATTACCAGTACCAATAGCAGCCATTTTTTCACCAGGTGAAACCTTAAATATCTCAGGTTGATCTGCTGGTAAAAATATATCATTTGCTGTTGCAGTTGGTGATACAGCAAAAACAATATGTAAATCTGCATCAGAAGCTACTCTTACATATTCGGTTTGTGTACCAAACTTGGCAGCAGTTGCAGCAGATGAACCAGATGGTGATACTTTTTGTGTTGTTCCAGGTCTTAATGCGTAATTAAAACTCATATTCTTCTCCTATTATTTTTGGGGGAACTTCCGCTAGGCATGAACCCCCAATTTATATTTATCTTCTTATAACAAATGTCACAAGTAATTTTTTAGCACCAGTAGAACCACCATCAGTGATCATCTCTATTGTGCCATCTTCTTCTACTCTGTTTGCAGCAGTTGGTGTAGCTGTATCTACATCACCAGCAGCAGAGCCAGAGTGAGCTACAGTTATTCCACCGCCAGTTACAGCAGTACCGCCTATTTCAAAAGAAATTGCTGCGTTACCTCCAGATATAGCACCTTGTAAAGCAGTTATAATTTTAACTATTTTACCGCCATCTGGTACACCAACAAAAGTTGATGAAGCTGTTGAAATATCTTCAATCTCAGCAGTTAAGAAGTAATCGTTTAAAGTTCTCATTTTATTCTCCTATTGTCGTTCCGCCCATAACCTTATTAGGACTTCAACATTGGGTTAAGTGCATGGAGGCACTTTTTATTTAAGGTAGTACCTCCATAACACAATTAACAATTATGATGTTGTTAAATCGTAAACAGCACCACTTGCTTTTTCGTTTCTTGACTCAAGAGTGTACTCAGCTACCATGAATCTTTGGTCTGCATCAGCAGTCTGTGCAGGATTCTGTAAACTGAAATCTCTTAAGAAAGCCACTGCGAACATATCCATCTCTAAAATTAGAGCATCTTGTCCTACTTTAGCAGCAGTTGCGTTAGCACCTCTAATGAATCTATTAGGAGCAACTTGGAGTGTTCCGAAGTCACTTTCATAGACATCAATAGATGTAACTAATCTTCTATCTTCCGCTTGGTCAAATCTAGTTGATCCGCCTGTGAAGCCAGATAGTTTTTGTTTGTTGAAAGCTCCAACCATAATCATGTTTGGATTTCCACCAGCATCAAAACAACTTCTTAGAACACCTTTTAATTGGTCTTCTGTGAAAGCTCTTTGAGTTCCATCTGTTCTTATTGCTCCAGCACCAGCACCAGATCCACCAGCACCTGCATCTACGTTAGTAGAAATCCAAGTTTGAACTCCTCCTAATTTTCTTGCAGTTGTGGCATTTCCAGCAGCAGCAGCAACGTTAGATAAAAGAGCTGTTTCCATATCTCTTTTTAATTCTTTCGCAGATTTTGCTACTTGGTAAGCTAACTCATTATTTCTTCCAGCAGATGTTACAGCATCATTTGTTGCAGACACTTGCACAGCTTTTGTAGAAATCTGAGTGTGGTTTGTTAGTTTAGTTGTTGCTGATAATGTTGGGTATGTGATTGTTGCACCTTCTACCGCAGCATTTGCAGCTACATCAGCCAAAGCATCTGTTTGCCATTGGTGTGATGTATTTGTTGCTTTTGTTTTAGCAACACCAGACATAAACGGAGTTTCTGTTGGACTTATTGAGTAAATAATGTCCGCTAGGTCTTCTCTTATGCCGACTGTTTGGTATGTTTGAAATACAGCCATTGTTTTCTCCTATTAGGTTAGTTGTTTACAAATAACGCATTAAGAGGTCAGTTGCGTCTTTAGGACTTCCTGTCTTCTTAAGCATTTTAATTCGTTCCAACCTAGACTGTTGATTCTGTTCTTCCTTAGTTGACTTAACACCGGACTTAACAAATTTTGATGGCTTAACTTTCTTGCTAACTAAAGTTGGTTTCAACTTTTTGTTATCATTGTACTTCATGCCGTCAACGATGACATCAAACATTCTTGAATCATAAACTGAGTTTACGTCTTTATCACTAAAGCCTTTACTCAATAAATAATTAACCATATTTGATTTAAGAGAATTACCTTTTACAGGATCTTGCAATTCAGGGTACTTCAACGCAACCTTCTTTTGCTCTTCTCTTAGAACCTCTTGAAACTGTGCTTGTTGATGATCTCTAAGTTTCTTCTGAGCTTGAGAAATAGTTTCTCTCCTTCTTCTTAACTTACGATCAATCTTCGCAGCTTCAGTTGGGTCTTCATCCCAAAGTCTATCTAGTTCTTTGGAATTAACATCGCTGTTAATCTCTGCGTTTAACGTCAACACAAGGGAGTTTAAATCCTCCATCTTAGTTGAATACGTTTTAGCTAGACGTTCTTTTTCAGAATTAATTTCTCTTCTTTCAAGAGCTATCTCTTCTGTTTTTCGTCTATAGTCGGCATCTTTCTGATAACCTGCTTTTAATTCTTCAAGGTCAACGTCAATCTTTTCACCATTAACAATAACTTGGTGTAGATCGGTTTCTTGTTCGTTACTAGCATTCTCTTCTGATGCTTCTTCTTGAACTGGAGCTTCCTCTTGAGGTTGAGCTTCAGGTTGTTGTTGAACTTCTTGATTATCTTCAGCTTTCGCCTTTGGTTCTTTCTGTTCAACTGGTGCTTCTTCTTTTTGAGGTTTAGAAATTACTCCTTTTGAGTCTAATAAACCTTCAATATGTTTAGCTGCACCTTGTACTGAATCTTTATTCAGTAATGGGTTTGTTTCTGACATATTGTCGTTCTCCTATGTTAAGCTGTCGTTTGACTTGGCTTATTTTAACCTGGATTGGTTAAAATTTTTTTTCTTGGCTTTGTTTTCGGAAAACTTCTAATTGTTTTTCTGCAAGTTTTCCTGTTTCAAGAATACTTTTTAAATGTTGCTCTACTTTTCCTACAACATTATAAGCGATCCAAAGTTTCTCCCTTGTTTCGCCCTCTTTTGCACCTGTTTTTTCTAAAAGTGCTTCTGAGTAAATTTTTTTAAGAGTATCAACAGACTCTTTAAAAAGTTCACTCTCCAATATTTGTTTTGCCTGGTTGGATCGGCTGATTTCTGCTGATCTCCTGGCTTGGTCTTTGGTTTCCATTTAAATTTTGTACCTGTTGGCTGAACATATTAGCAGATTTTTGTGCTTGTTCAAGAATTTTGCTATTACCAGCCATAATCATCTTATCTAAATCAGCATCAGCTTTTAATTTTGCCGTATCTAGCTGTGTATTATATTTTAATGCCATTTCTTTTATCTTCGCTTCAAACTCTAAAGCCATTTCTTGAGATTTTTGTTGTAACTCTTGATACTGAAGCTCAAGATCAGCAATTTTTCTCTTATTCTCAGAATCAATTCTAGTAAATTCTATTTTTTCTATTGGTGTTAAAGGTGGAGGACTAGGTGGTGGCATCATTTGTTTACCTAAATCAGGATCAACAAAGTAACTTTCAACATTTTTAAGACCTGCGTTCTCAATAATTTTAGATAATGTGTTATACATATTTTTCAATGTGACCATCGGCATCTCTTTTCCGCCTTGTAATGAGAATGCTTGTATTTGTCTTTCTAAAATATTGTTAAGAAGTAAAATTTGCTGCTCTTTTGAACCTGTGCCTAGACCAACAACAATATTAATATTAAATTTATCTTTCCACTCAGTAGGTTTTACCGGTACATACTGATTATTTAGCATTACAATTCTTTCTTTGTCTTGATACTTGACCATTAATTCAAAAATTTTTCTAAATAAATCTTTCACACCTGTTTCAGCAAAGATTCTAGCAATCAATTCTGATCGCATTTGCGTTTGTGTCATTAAAGCATTAACACCAGTTGCGGTCTTTGCAGATAATGTGTCTGGATCTAAGCCTTGAACTTGTTTTGATATACCAGTTCTTACTTCTCTTACTGAATCTAAGTAAGATAATAATGGAAAGGCTTGTTGTGAAATCGGTTGAGCTTGTAATGGCTGCATCACTTGACTTGGTGGTTGTTTAGTTCTGACAACTCCGCCAGGTCTTGTCGTTAATAAATCATCCATATTAACCATACCATCCATAATCGCCACTCTGTTATTATTTGTTAAATACATATTGTCTAATAACTGACGCATAACAGTTGATTTCATTAATTGAATATCCTCAACTAATTCAGAAATGGATCTACCGAAAAATCTATGTGGCATTGGAATAGGTGTAATGGTTACGAAAGGAACACTATCGCAAGGCATATTTTCTAATACAGCATATCCATCATCACCTGCTGAAATAATTTTTCTAAGTTCTGCTATACCATCGCCATCGGCATCGTATTTAACATAGCTTTCGTAAACTAAAACTTTTTCTGTAGATTTATCTGCTGGTGTATCTACTGGATATTCGTCTATGTTTCTTTGTCTGACAATCTCTTCGTTATTATAAATATCTACACTTGACGTTGGAAGCTGCATAACTTCTTCTTCGTCAAAACCCATTTCAATAATCTCTGATCTTGTCATCAACACTTTGTGTGAAACGAACTCAGCATCGTCAATGGATTTTGCTGTTCGGTCTATTAAAAATTCTTCAGGTGGTACTGATTCAATTTTAATTTTACCTTGTTTTTTTATTCTCTTAATTTTGCAGTTATATAAATTAAAATTAGGTTTTTGAATTTGGCTAGTATCTAAGCCTTGAGCTTCTAAAGCCTCTATCTGTTTGTCAAAGGCTTCTTTAGCTTTTTCATCTTCAAACACTTCTTCTTCAACTTCTTCAATCTCATCTTGAGTATCGTTAAGTGCATCTTTCTCTGCTTGAGTTAAATTTTTATAAGTTTCATGCTCTACCTTTTCTGATTCGTCATAGTAAATTTTTAAGAAACCATTTTTTTCAATAAGAGCATCTTTGAAAAAATTATATAATAATTGAAAACCATTATTGTCTTTGTAGAAAACATGATTGATGTAAGCTGTCGCTTGGTCTGCCAAAGGTACATCCTCAGCCGTAACTGGATCGCATCTTACCACTTTGTCGGATGCTGTAAAAATTCTAAGTAAGTTTGGTAATATACTTTCTACTGTATCAGCAACATCTGTTGAAACTACTTGTGATCTGCCGTCTATCTCTGTGCCTAGTTTATCTCCTAGATAATACTCAACAGATTTTTTTCTTGATTGAGATAGCTGACCTCCTAAGTAACCTAAAGCATTTCTAATTTGATTGCTTAGAATACTTCTGAGTTTTGGGTCTGCGATTTCTATGATTTTTTTTGCCATATTAAATTATATAATTGGTGTTCACTCTTATTGGCTTTTGCCAATCCGATCTTTCTATAGGTTCTACGATAGCACCATATCTGAAACTGTCGCAAAAGTGTGAAGCCCAGTTGTGTAGCGGTCTGTTACGAAAACAGTTATTTTTTTCATCCCATCGCTTACAATAGCTTTTTAATGCTTCTATCAGCTTTTTGCAATTACTTTTATGAAAATAACACTTAGGCAGCAATCGCCTTGTTTGCTCTATACCATCCTCAACACTCAGTTTTGGAGCTATATCAAACTCTAATCCCATTTCTCTTGCCGTTTCCCACCTTGATTTATTAGTGCCTATTTCTCTAACTCTTATATCATGGGGTGCGA